TATCAGGGCGTTAAACATCGAAATCTTGCCCGAATAAATCAACCTGAAGAACGTGTTGAAATTATCGACCCTAAAGATTACCCGACATGAAAACAGCCGAAAAAATTAAAAACGCTGAAACAAGAATCGCTGAATTAGAGCGATTAATCAAATTCTGGAAACAACCTAAACCTAAAAAAACAAATGGAAACTAACGATTTACCACTTTTTAATTATCCAGTTGCACCGAGCAACAAAACAGAAACATCAAAAGATGCCGCCGAATCTATAAAAGACAAAATAAACGGGATGTGTCTTGATGTCTTACGATGTGTGAGAAACTTTGAAGATGGGCTGACTTGTGACCAAGTAGAA